AAACCTTTTGATTTTCTTCCAGCATCAATAACTTTTTCATAAATATCTTTACCTTCAAAGTTAATCTTGCCATACTCTTTAAGTTCTTTGCCATGAAAGATAGCGTATGCAAGGCTGTTAGTACTTGCATCTATGGCACATACTCGTTCTGGTTGAACTTCCATGCCCCACTTATTCTTGCTCATAGTCTATAAAGCCTTTCAACTCTTTTAACATTTTTGCTACTGTTTTTTCACTAACATTACAATTAGAACAAAATCCAGAATCATTATAGATTGATAGTTGAACTCCACAACCACCTACACAATTTCTAACTTTTCCTTTTCTTTTTTGACGACGAGTTACTTGATACCTTTCGGTAATCTTATCCTTTGTTGCAGCGTCTCTACACTTAACACTACAATAAATTTGATAAGTTACCTTGGGATTAAAGTAAATATCACATCTGTCACAAAGTTTCAATCAACCCCTCCATAGATTTGATTTTAAGGACTCCAGTACCTGCTTCATCACAGGCTGCCTTGATAGGGCAAGTCTTACATATCTTTGAGTTGGCACGATAATTTTTTGTTGGAAGAGTTCTATCTACCCAAGCCTTACGAACATCTCTCATCCATTGAAAGGTTTGATCAACCCATTGACGATAGTAATCTCCCACCTCAATTGGCAATACTAGTAGTTCGTGGTTGTTTTTATTTTCATAAATAAGAACTCCTTTTTTCTTTCCAAGTATCTTCATGTAAATAAGTAATTGAATTAGATGACCAGACTTTGGCTTCATTGAGTTTTTACGATACTCAAATCCCTCGTTGAGCATTGTTTTGATTTCTCCAACAACCTCTTCGCCTTCCCAGTCAAGCATTGCATCACCATATCCAAAGATTGGTGGATCATCATATCTAATTTTAAATTCTGTTGTTGGATTATTATCATCATCACGATAAATCTTAGCAACACCAGCATTCATCATCGCATCCTGGATTCTTCCGTGGGATAGAGTTCCTGCAGTCATATTTGCTGCGCCATAGGCATCTGCATTATCTTCAAATGTAGCACCATCAAAAGCCAAATACCAATATCTTGGACACTCTCCGTGAGAGTAGGCTATTGTGGATGGAGCAAACGTTTTTTTAGTTTGAAACTTTGGACCACGATTAATTACGTATCCAGACTTAATCTTTTCAATTAAAGCGTCTCCATCTACAATGGTACTTTTTTTAGAAACAGTCTTAAGCATAACCTGTTGTAATAAACTTTTTGTCATTATATTCCTTTGTTTTATATAAGTATACCAGGTTAGCGCATTATGTATTTAAGTGCTGATACCAAGTTGTTGACTGCTTCTGCTGCTGTGTAATAAATGTTCTTTTTTGCTCTGTTATTTTTGTCTACATTTGCCATCCAAGTAGCCTTTAAAGCCAACTTTCCTGCAATTGCCTGAAGCCTTACAATTTCAATACTAGCAACTGGTGCTGGAATGTCTGGTTTAATGATTAACTTAGCAATCATAGTTAAAGCAATATTGAGTTCTTCATCTTCCATAAACTCTGCAATCTCTGCCAAACCATTAATCATTTCAAGTGTTGTCTGCCCTGTTTCTTGTGTCATACTATTCTCCCTCTATTAACTGTTCTAGTAACTCTAACTCTATGATTGCCAAACGCACCTTCTGTGTACCCTCGCCTAAAACAATAACTAATGCTGGATCCATGCTTTTCTTTAAGGCATCTGTCACAACCTTAGCCCAAACATCTTGATTAAGAGTAAATGATTTAGAGCATTCTTTAAAATCTAAAACAAAGTTATGCCAAGAAGCATCACCTTTAGTATTATTTCTACCAGAGTTTTTATGCTGCTTAGCGCCTATCCGTTTAGACTCTCCTCTTTCACTCATTAGCAAAATCCTTTTTGCTTTTTTTAATAGGAAGAAGATTAACCTTAGATATATGTTTATTCAAACACATCCAAGTAGCGTCTCCACTTTCAGCCCAGTATCTTAACGATGTTACTTCAACACCACAGTTTTTACATAGAAACTGTCCTGAATATACAGTAAATTCTTTAGCCATTGATCAACTTATTTTTAAGTTCTTCTTGTAAGGTTAAGTCTTCTTTAACACGATTAATAAAACCATCTCTCCCCTGAACCTTTGTACCATCGTCTAACTGATACCATGCTCCAGTTCTATTAACTAATCCTGATGCCTCTGCTGTATCTACAAGATCTCCAATAGAGTCAATTCCAACTTCATCTCCTCTAAAGTAAAAGTCATACTCGCCTGATTGAAATCCTGGAGAAGTTTTGGAAAACTGCAGTTCCCATCTAATCTTTCTGCCAACTTTTTCTTCAATCAACTTATCACCAATCTTAATCTTGCCCTTGATGGCTTGATTATCAGATTCTGATGAGAACAGTTTAATAACTGTTGACGAATAAAATTTAGTTGCCTGACCACCTGTTGGCTGCTGGCTTGTGTACATTGCGTTAATGTTATTACGAGATTGAGAAATCAATACAAAAAGAGTTGGCTTAACCTTATTGTTAGAATAGTTAATCATCTTCCATGCGTTACTAAAGTCACGAGACTCTGCACCAATTTGTTTAGTATTTTCTAATTGCTTAAGTTCATCTGAATCTTTTTCAAAATAAATAGCGGGAAGCAAAGATGTAATTGAGTCAATCACAACAATATCAACTCCAGCATTGATTAAATTAGTTCCAACATCAACCATCTCATTAATTGTTCTAGCCTGTGAGTAGATAAGTTTTGATGAGTCTACCCCAAGTCGTTCTGCCCAGACCTTATCGTATGACATCTCAGCATCAATCCAGGCACAGATCTTTCCTTCCTTCTGTGCTATACCTATCATCTGAAGGCATAGAGAGGATTTTGCAGACGATTTAGAGCCCCAGACAAGTACCTGTCTGCCATACGGAAGACCTCCATTAAGAGCGCGGTTTAAGCCAAAACTAGGTGTTTGAGCATACTCTGTTGGTGGTACTGAATCACCAACCATAATGGTCTTTCTTAACTTGGGATTAAGTTGTGCGAGCACGTCTTCCATTGTTACTGACATTGTGATATTACCTTCCATACATTTATTTTTATTTTATTAAACACTTACTTCCTCCATTATGATTGTTCCATCCTTAGTCTTTCCAAATTTAAACTTGTATGAGTTACCCTCTTCAATATGCATATATGCCTGTGCAAAAGATGTTGGAAAAACTGTAACTGGATGAAGATCTCTACTGGTGTCTGCCAAAGTAAGAGAAGCCATCTTTTTTCCAGCCTTAGTTATTCTTGGTTTAAATGATACAACAAACATTTCTTCATCTGTAAATGGCAATTGCTTATAGTTTAAGAACTTAATGAGTGCATTTGAAGATCCTTTAATCTCATCAACTGGAATAGCAGAAACAATTCTGTTATCTGTAGCAAGTAAAAGATATGTTTTTCCTGGTTCAATACTGGTTTGCTCTTCATCAAAAATACCAATTGATCCAGTCTTATCTAAAACTTCAACTCTTGACCAACCTTTTCCACGCTTAATGCTTTTTACCATGCCCATAAGAATAAATGAACCACGCTCTTCAAAGTCACAAACCTCTTGTATAAAGGCGTGATAGTGAGAAGGAACTGTAATATTAAACTCTGGAAGATTTAGATAGTCATAAAGATTTTCTTTAATCTCTTCTTCATTGCGTGGATTGTCAGAAAAGTTTGCAGCACCAATAACTCTTAGTGCCTGTAGTGCACGACTATTTACTCCATTACCTTTAGTAAACGTAAATTCTTCAAGTTCTTTGTAAGAACCAAATGGTCGTGCTGCAATATATCTTTCTGCAATTGTGTCAGATATGTACTTGATAGCACTGAGTCCAAACCTAATACCCTTACCCTCAATTTTAAAATCTTTATCCGAATCGTTAATATGAGGTAGTTTAATGCTAATCCCCATTCTCTTTGCTTCAATAAGATATTCAGTTCTTCCATCTTTATCCTTTTCATTCTTTAATAGTGAATACATAAACTCTAGAGGGTAGTAATACTTTAACCACGCCGTCCAATACGAGACTGTAGAGTAAGCAACTGCGTGAGACTTGTTGAACGAGTATCCCGCATGCGCTTCAAAGTCATGCCATAGATCAAGAGCCTGATTGGGACTAATATAGGTAGAAGCACCTTTAACAAATTTGTCTTTGAATACGTCAAACTCTTTAGCATCTTTTTTCTTTCCAATGATCTTTCTAACTTTATCTGCTTCCGACATGGACATACCGCCAAGGTGTACGCATGCTTGCATAACTTGTTCCTGGTATAAAACACAGCCATAAGTATCCTCCGTAAATGGTTTCATAATTTGATGACTATAAGATACGTTTTGCTTTCCATGTTTACGAGCAATATAATCTTTACCAATAGTATTCATAGCGCCAGGTCTAACTAAAGCATTTGATGCTGCAAGTTCATTAAGGTTTTTTACACCCATCTTAACAAGAAGGTTTGTATATGGTGTTGCTTCACACTGAAACACCCCTTTTGTATACCCGCTTGATAACATCTCATAAACATTTGCATCTTTTAAATCAATTTCAAGTAGTTTAATTTCTTTAAAATGATTCTTTTTAATCATCTTTATTGTGTCTTGCATAACACTTAATGTTTTAAGTCCAAGTGCATCAATCTTAATTAATCCAATTCTTTCTGCTTCTTCCATATCAACAGCAACAACTGGAATGCGTTCATCACTGCCAGTGCTTGATCTTGTTTCCATTGGAGCGTGTCTGAATATTGGCTCTTTGCTAGTTACAACACCAGCAGCATGGATTCCTGTTCCACGAATTCTACCACGAAGTTTTTCTCCATATATTTCTACTTCTGGATATTTATCACGAAACCAGACTGTAGTCTTTGATGAACAAAAATCATCCCAAGTATCTACAAGTTTAAGAACTTTGTTAACATCTGTTAATGGAATGTCAAGAACTCGTGCTACATCTCGTACAACCCCTTTGTCTTTAAACTGAAGGAATGTAGCAATAGATGCAACGTGTCTATACTGTCTAACTAAATAATCCTTTACTTCTTCACGACGGTTATCCTGAATATCTGTATCAATATCAGGAAAATCATTACGATCAGGGTTAATGAAACGGAAAAACAAAAGACCATGCTCAATAGGATCAATCTCTGTAATGCCAAGTGAATAACAAACCAATGAACCAGCAGAAGATCCACGACCTGGACCAACCATAATTCCTTCTTTCTTTGCCCAAGTAATCATATTACTTACAACAAGAAAGTATGGAGCAAAAGACTTATCTTGAATAATGGTCAATTCTTCATTGAGACGATCAAGGTATTCAGTGTTTGTATCTAAACCTTTTTCTTTCAAACCATCAAGTGCAAGAGCCTTAAGTTCTTTATCTGGATTCTTATACTGTACTGGTAGCAGATTTAGTCCATCTTTAATGTCGTAGTCCTCTACCTTATCAGCAATAAGCATAGAGTTAATATACATGTCTTCTCTGTCAATACCCTGCAATTCCATGGCAGACTTCATTTCATCATATGAAAGAAGGTGAATATCAAACTTGTTAAATGACATCTTACGATCTTCTCCATATAGATAGTCAAGACGCTTCATCATTCCATCTTGCTTCTTAGATTTTTCGTATGTAACATCTTTTTGAACCTTTGCATGCGAGTTCATCAATAGTTTAAATTCTTGAATTTCTTTTTGTGATTCATCAACATGATGACAATCTGGTGTAATAACAGTTTGAATCTTAAATTCATCAGCAAGATCTGCAAGTTGCTTGTTTACTTCTGCTCCATTGTGTGGCATAAGTTCCATATAAAAGTCATCTTCAAATACTCTCTTAAACCATTCAATGTGTTTCTTAGCCTGAGCATATTCTCCATGTTCAAGTGCTTTAGCAATGATACCGCTTAGACATCCAGATAAAACAATAATACCTTCGCCATACTTTTCAAGAACTTCAAAGTCAAAGCGTGGCTTATTAAAGTATCCTTCAGTCCAAGCAATTTCATTTATCTTGTTTAGGTTTTCTAACCCAAGTTGGTTCTTAGCGAGAAGGACAATATGATTATAAATCATATCAGTTGGCTCAGTGCGTTCTGCTTTTGCCCTTTTATCAAATCGATCTGGACAAAAATATCCTTCTACGCCAAGAATAGGCTTTACACCTTTTGCTTTTGCAATGCGGTACAGTTCCCGATGCCCAGATAAAGTTCCGTGATCTGTGATAGCCAATGCTGGCATACCAAGTTCAACTGCTCGGTCTATATATTCTTCTGGAGTAGCAACACCATCAAATAATGAATAGTGTGTGTGTACGTGTAAGCCTACGTAATTCATCTACTACCAGTCGATGTTGGTAGCAGAAGAAGTTGATGGACCATCAAAGCCCAAATAGAATGCTTCTTGTTCGGCATATGGGATGTTCTTTAATGCCAACTCAAGAGGATAAGGTTTTACTTCACCCCAAGAAAATGGTTCTTTGTCTGGAGCACCTGGAATAATTGTGTATGATGTTTCAGTTCCCTGACCATTACGCTTTACTTTCCAAAGTACATTTGATATGCTTCCTGTTTCAAGAACATACTCACGAATTGTATTAAATGCTGATTGCTTGCTTACACCCATTGACCAGATAGCAACATAGGGTGTTTCAATACCATCGTCTACTAGAACGTTGCAATAGAAACGAAGGCGTGCTCTCCAGCCAGCCTTTGGATCTTTACGATGCATCTCTTCTGCCCAGTCACGACCTTCTGCTTCCATAGTATCTACAGCCTTGCGCTTATAGTCTTTTGGATTTGTGTGTTCTTTTACAACTAGAGCAAGACCACGTTCTAGATTATAGTTTGCAGAGTCTTCATCTAGTTCCTCAATAAAACGAATTTTTACTGCTTGACCATCAGCAAGTTTTAGCCACTTTACCTTTGGTGAGTTTTCATCATACTTTGGTTTTTCGAGCAGGGCATTAATGTTTTTGAGTCCCTTTACTACGCTCATATTCTTCTCCTTTTGTTTGTTATATTTATTTTAGCATAGCCACTATGGAATTGTCAAACTGAAACTCAAGTTTCTTTACTGACTCATCATCCATATCGCCTATGTCTTTATATTTTTTATCTAGATTAACAACAGTTACTCTTGACCCAAGTTTTTCTACTAACTTTTCTGTCATAATAACTCCTGCTTCATCATTGTCTGCTATTAGTACAACGTTGTTGAAGTACTTTTCTAATAGTCTGATTTGTGAAACAGACACATTAGCACCCAGAGTTGCAACTGCTGGGAAACCTATTTGATCTAGTCGTATTACATCAAAGGATGATTCTACAACGTATACGGTGCTTGATGTTTTAATTCTATTAAGATTAAACAAGATCTTACTTTTTGGAAGTCCTGGGGTATTTTTAAACTCTTTACCCTCAATTGTTCTAGCAACAAAGCCCAAACATAATCCATCATGGTTGTGCATTGGAACAGTAACAGAGTCTTGCTTTTCTGAATAACCTAAAGAAAACTTAACCATAGATTCTTTTGTAATCTTACGACCTTCAAAGTATTTAACTGCTCTTGGAGATTCCATAGCCTGATTGTTTAATCTTTTAATAAGTAACTCATCATATTGAACAAAATCTGGTGGACTATAAAGCGTTTTGTTAATAACATTTGTTAAATCAGTTTCTTGACTCTTGCCTTTAATATATCTGACAGCCTCAAAGTATGTTCTGTTTGATACTGTCATAACAAATTCTTCTAAACTTTTTGTAACTTGGCAGCCAAAACAAAAAAACCTTCCATGCTCTTTTGATATTTCTCCTGCTGGAGTTCTACTGTTATTATGATAAGGACAATAAATAATTAGTTCGTTTCCAAACTCTGCTTCTACGTCTGTGCCAATACCATTTAAGACTCGTCTAATTTGTTCTTCTGTATAAATATCATTCATTGATTTAAATCTTCCATGTCTTTGTAACGATAGTAACCTTTGTCAAAATCTACCTGAACTAAAAAATCTCCCATAAAACCATTACGATTTTTGCGAAATACGCATTCAATAATATCGCTATTTGTAGCACGACCTAAAGCCATAACCCAGTCAGCATCATAAGCAATCTGTCTAGACCATGCTGTCTGACCCAGTGTAGGGGCGCTGCTGAGGTCTTTAACATCATCAGGTGTCGCAGATGAGATAGCAATAATAGGAACTTCTTCGCTAATAGCCATTAGTTTAAGTTCTCTTGAAAGGTTCTTCATTCGTACCGTTTCACTATCTGCTTTTTGATTTGGACTCATTAGTTGTAGATAGTCTACAATAACAAAGTCTGGCTTGTACTGATCAATCTTTCCACGAATAACTGAAGGAGTTATTTCTCCACCTTGATCATTTGAAATAATATGAAACTCTGGTCTACCCTCAACTTTATTCTTGTGCCAATTCTTAAGCATGTCTAACTCAACTTCACCATTGCTTAACTTTCTGTGTGACCAAACCCCTTCACCCATAATTGCAAATACACGATTACGAACTTCAGTCTCAGACATTTCAAGTGAAATAACTAAAGGTGATTTACCCTGCTTCCATGCTTGCACTGCAAAGTATAAAGCCATCCAAGATTTACCAATTCCAGGATAAGCAAGGAATACTCCAAGTTGACCTGGCATAATTCCAGAAGGTAGATAGTTATCGAACCCTGGAAGATTAGTTTTAATACCAAGTTGACCAGTCTCTTTCATCTTCTGTACATGTTCATAATATGCTACAGCAGAATCTAAATCAGTTGCATCAATATCACGAATTGTAGAAGTGTTCTTTTTTAATTCTGATGTTTTTGTAATAAGTTCTTCTAGCGCTTTTGAACCTTCTCCACCTTGTACTTCACCTGCTGCAGATCTAAGAATATCCTTAAGGCTATCATTTAGATATTCTGTTTGCAATTCTTCAAGGTGATGCTTTGTTGCCCCTATTCCTTCAACTGGTTGAAAATCTCTAAACTTTTCAACAACAAGAGATACTGGTGGAACGCTTCCGTTATTTTCAAAGTATAGTCGAATAAAATTCCAAATATCATTATGTGTTCTAAGAAGGTTCTCAACATTGGCTTGCAATAAAACGTGCATTTGTTTATCTTTAAGTAGTGCTGATATAACTCTTGCTTCTGTATTATTCACTTAGCCACTTCCTTGCCAATTTTCTACCTTCTATTCTTTGTTTAATATCTTCTTCTGCTTCTAGTTTACCATTAAGAATTTTTTCTGCATTGTATGCAAAATAATTCCAACTATGAACTTGTCCTACCTTAAAGTAATAATCTAATAAGTCATAACACTTGCTAATTCCGTAAGACTCTACAAGAGCATCAGAAGCCCACTGCTCTACATTTAAATTAAGAGATGGCTTTACTTCGTACTTTGCAGTATGTAACTTGCTATATCTACTAAGCAAAGCCATGCGGTCTTTGCGTTCAGCCATTATGCTTCTGAGGCTTCTTCTTGTGCTTCTTTAATCTTGTCTGTTAGTTTGTCTTCTACAAACTTATACACACGCTCAAAAGCCTGCTCTGTGCTTTCTCCATCACGCTTAGAATCTACAACTCCAAGATCAAGTCTTAAAGATTGAAAGTTGCCCAGATTAAGCGTATATCCCAGAGTTACATTTACCTTTGTTGATTCGTTTTCCATTACCCACCCATTTCTATTTTAAATACTTTCAGACCATACTGGAATGTATCGTCCGTCTTCTGTTCTTGTATATGTAAGTATACCGTCTCCCATTCTCCGTGTCAACTCTTGGCTTGTAGGAGTCATATTATTTGTTATTAATTTATCTTTTCTTGGTTGTCCAATATGTATTGATGCAAGTATAGCACGAATCTCTTTTACATGATTTTCTGAGTAATAAGATCTTATTTGCCATCCAGTTTTACCATCAAGGCTTGAACCAATAGGTCTTGGGATGACTCCTCGTTTAATTAAACTTGGCATATACTTTCTGTGACGATTAACTAACTTAGCAGTCTCCGCAACAGTATATGCTCTTTGTCTATTTTTTCTAAAGTCAGACCTTAAGCATGTTTCAATTCTATCTTTGTTTATATTATAAACAGTCACCATCCCAGTAGATCGTGATGAATGATACAGTCTAACTAAGTCTTTATTTAAAAACCAAATCTTTTGGTTTCCCTTTATTACAGACTCGTTATTGTATTGTTGGCTCTGGATTTTTCCTTTTGCAGTATCCATCTACCTTGCTCACTTTCTGATGGTGGATGAAAAAACTTTCTTAACCCACACAACATACAGAATATTTCCATATGTTCTGTTGTAGTGTATTGTCTATCAACAAACATACGACCTTTGCATTTTTTGCAAAAAACCACTTCTCACCCCTAAGATTAGTTTGGTATACCAAGAATAATTAGGTTAACTGCTAAAGATAAATCTCCAGAAGCACCAAAACGTACAATTCCTTCTATTCTTGATGTTGTAACTGTTTTTAAAATAATGCTTACATTTTGTCCAGCGGGTGTATTACCAATATTAACTGGAGTAGCAGTTGCTATAGGTTGATACTTAAAGTCGCTAGGAAAGTCATAAGAGAATGTCTTTTCGTTTCCTGCGCTCACAGTTGAGTTATTTGCAACTTCAACATATCCACCAATCATACGAGCCTCAGAGGTTTTAACGCTCTGTTTACCCGCACTCACAGTGTCTACCGTAGTGTAATTATAAGTTGCTGAAGAAACCTGGGTAGATAAATCATTAATAGTATCAGCCAACTGATAAATATATGTTACATCTAGAGGTTGCCCTCGTTCTGGTAGCGGTACTCTTGCCATTATATCTCCATTATATCACTAGATCGTATGTATTGCTGGGCTATAAACTAAAAGGTTTGTAGATGTTCTTGATATTGGTTCACCCTTTAAGTATACTTCAATAGTAATTCTATTTGGTGCCTCCTCTTGATCTACCCCGTTAATAAAAAATGTTGTTGGGTGCACAAGAGTAACAGAATTGCCAGAGATTCTTTGAACATAATTAAAGTCTCCATCCCCTGCTGCCTTGCTCCATTTTACCCAAACATCATAATCTTTTGCTTGTCTTATTGTTTGTGTTCCAATTTTAACTGTTACTGTGTCCCAAGCAGCGGTAGTTAATGTAGAAGAAGCAATTGTAATATTTCCTGAAGTATAAATATACTCTGGATCAAGAGTTACAATAGGTGACCAATGAGATACTCTGTTTTTATCTTCAGAGATAACTCGATATCTAACATTATACTTTTCAGTAATACTGTTTATTGTTGGAAGACTATCTTGCTGAACTCTAACCTTTTTAATATTTTCATTAGCCATTATGTTACACCTATTGAAAATCTAAATTCAATATAATTACTTGTATTAGGAGACTTAATAATTGTTTCAGCATTATTGGTTTTAATTAAAGAGTATCCAGTAAGCCCATAAAGAGGGTTAACAGTTGCTACATTTTCTAGTCTAATGGCATCAAGTCCTACGTAGTAGTTATCTGATGGTACCCCACTATCAATAACAGAAACATATATTTTTACAACAGTTACAGCATTCCACGTAAAGTTTGCACTTGTATACAGGTCTTGTAGTTGTTTAGTTACAACAAAATATCTATTTGTTTCAAAATCTTGAACTAGTTCTGGATTGCCAGATGTTCCATGATTTATCTCTGCTTCAAACCTTGCAAACTCTCCAGACCCGTCATCAGTTGAAGCAAAGTCAACAAGGATTCTTACTGTTTCTGGAATTGCAGACGAATCACCATCTTTGTTTACTAAAGAAAACGCTAACTTAAGTTCATCAGTTGGAGAGTTTCTTGTAAAATCAACATTGGCTCCAGTTAAGTGTATGTGGTTTGATCCAGCCTCAATAACAAAACGATCTTGTGTTGGACCGCTATCTTCACTGATTGTAAGATCAGCATCATCACCTTGAATAAAAATTATGTTATTTAAAAATCTACATCTTTCATATCTAGATGCGCGACTTGATTTATAAAAAATAGAGTTATCTGCATTTGTTTGAAAGACAGGATCTGCAACAGCAATAATGTTGTCGTCTTCTGGATCATCTAATGGCGAAGAATATAGATTGATTGCAGTCGCTGCAGACTCTGTATGGTATTGCCAGTTTTCAGCAGTAGTAAAAGCAAATACTGTTTTGCTATCATATGCACCAGCAGAAGGGTTTGATCCTGCAGAGTATAGTCCAATCTCTGTAATTTCATATCGTTCTTCAGTAGGCAACTCTGCTGTTAGTACAATTTTATTTATTCCGTTTTCATTAACAAACCCTCTAGATGATATGGGAACTCTAAACATCTCAAAGTCTAAAGCCTCTTTTGCAGAAAAATCTGCTTGAACATCTTCTGTATCTAACGGTGTTGGTCCACATCCAATGGCAATATAAGAGGCATAGGCTGGAGCCTGACCAATCATATATTTACCTATAATGCTTTTGCCAGTGTTAGTTATCATGATACTATTTCTCCAAATTCCGCTTCATATATTGTACCACTTACGGTAATTTCTACCTCTACCTGCTCGTCTAACTCTACATTTATAATTTCAATTACTATATTCCCATTATTAGGATCAATATAAATACTCCCACCATCTGGACCCGTTCCTAATTGTGGTATTTTATTTTCTAATTTTATTGAAAAGTTAGCAAAATACTTATCGGAGGTAGACTGAAGACTAACAATATTGTTTGGATTATACTGTTGCTGGATTGAAGATATATTTTTAATGGGTTGATAAGAAATCTGTTGACCATTAATAATATCATTACGAGCAATGTTAATTAATTCATGCCCTCCAATATTTTCAAAAATAAGGTCTGTCATTACCTCAATTGGAACTTCATTATTATCAAATAATATTGTATCTATTGGCGCAGTCTTTACTGGTGGTGCTGGAGGTAGCCCAGCAGCAACAGAAACGGCTGTTATATCTGCTGGTGTTATAGGAGTTGCATTTGTATATCCGCCACGACTTGTTGTTGTATTTGTTGTTATTGTATTTGTTGTTATTGTAGTTGTTGTCGCTGTATCTGTTGTCGCTGTATCTGTTGTCGCTGGTGTTGATGTAGTTGAGGTATCTAGTGGTGGTTCAACTGGTTTAGGAACATCTACTACAGGAGTATTTGTTTTTGCTGGTGTAGAAAATTTAGGAGGAATTACAACTTTTGTTCCAGACCAAATCATCTTTCCACCTTGATATTTGGCTTGTTCTGT